CTCATTTATTTTCCTTAGAATTGTAATATTGCGTAGTCATATTGAAGTGTTAATGCTATTTCAACTGGGTCTGATGTTCCGTAGTCCATCGTTCCAAAGTTAGCATTTTGAATAAATGTTCCTTTAAGAGTCCACTCTTCAATAATATCTCCAACAGGACCTAACAAATTAAATGTAATATCTTTTTTGTAAAAATCTGAATAACCTTGACGACCTGTAACTGACTCGTGATGTTGTCTAACCCAATCCATAACTGCTTGTGAAGCGGAAGGAACAATAGGGTCGTATAATGTAATTTCTAATGGTTGCCATGCACCTTTACCTTTTACATATCTTTTAACATTTATATGTTCTAACACCACTTCATCAAATTGAATCGTTGGTCTTGCCATTGCTTTAATAGTGAAAGCTGGTATACCTTCAATATACATAATGAACCTATTCTGTGTTTTAGGTTCAAATGGTGTAAACATAATTTCTGATGGGTCTAATAATTCAGCCATTTTACAAATCTCCGTATTTATATTCAGTAATAAATATAACAAAATGAAAAAAATCATTAAATATACTTCATATATATCTATTATATCGTAGAAGTTTTTTAGAAGTTTTATATGCTAAAAAAAACCCCACGAAAAGTGGGGTCTTTTTCAGTTAAATAAACTATTATTCAGGGAAAGTTGCACCTGTTGGTTGAACTACGAAGTCTAATACGATAAACTCTGCTGTTCTTGTTGGTTGAATAAATATCTGTCCTACTAAACGATTTCTATCGATTTCGTCAGGAGTATTATTTGTATCATCCATAACCACTCTAAATGAACTTAAACCACTATTTGCTTGAACATCTTCCAAGAAAGGATTCACAACATTTAAGAAACGATTTCTTGTTGCTGTTGTGTTTTGTTCAAAGACAAGGAAACGAGAAGTTGATGCGATAAATTTCTTTAACGCGATTAACAATCTTCTTACATTTACTCTGTCTAATGCACTTGGTTTCCCTTGTAGAGTTTTTTGTCCGAATACTACTACACCCTGTCCAGGGAAAGTAGCGATTGGATTAACTCTATCTTCATACAACTTATCTCTCTCACTATGAGTTAGTCTTGTTTTTGCTTCTAACACATCTGTTAAACCACCACGATTTAAACCAGCTGGAGCGAACCATTCGTGAGCTACCTCATCATTGAATGCAATGACACCAGGTAGAACAACTGAAGGTGGCACCCAAGTCGGTCTGTTTGTGCTATCGTCAAGAATTTTAACCCACGGGTAGTAAGTTGCTGTATAATTTGAATCTAATGTTTTCACATTATCTCTCACTGTATCTACTGAATCTGCATATAGAGAAGCGTCAAGAATAAGGAAAGTATCCGCTCTATCTTCTGCTTTATCTATTGCGTGGTTAGTAGTTCCTGTATGAGTTCCGTGAATTACACCAGGTAATACCATCATATTGATATCAAATTCGTCAGGATTACTTACTGCGTTAATAGCTCTTTTGTAAACAATAGAACCACTATCAGATGAAGTATTCAAATTAAACCCTTGAGTATTTGTTGAACTAATGTCCGCACCAGTTGCATATTGAACTGATGGTCTTGCTCCGTCAAATCCCCATTGGAAAGGAACTACAAACTTTCTTTGTTCTATTGCTGAACCTGAAAGTGTTAATAGTTCTCCTTGTCCTGCGAAGTTAGTTGCAATATCTGTAGCTCCGTCTGAACCATACATATTTTCAAGAGACATTGTTGCATTATTACCTTGCGCGGCTGTTGATGGAATTGGTGATAAATATTCACGATTATCTAAATCTGAATAATCAAATCCATAAAACATATTTTGGTCAAAGTCTGCTATAGACGAACTTTGGTTGTTCTTAAATGATGCTGTTGGTATAGTTGTTGCTGCATTTCCACTATCTAAATAAGGAACATATACTTTAGCGTGTCCAAAAGGAACAACCGTAGTCGGATATGTTTCTAAATCATTGAAATCTCCAACTCTGATATGTTTGCTCTTATTAGGATAATCACCATAGTAAGTTAATTTACCATTTGAATCTATTGATATGTGTCTATCACCAATTACTCTTGCGAAGTAATTAGATTCATTAGGGTCAAATGATAAGTTATCAAATTGTTCTATGATACTATCATTACCTGCTCTATTTGAATCACCTTCAAAGTTTACTGAACGAACTTGTAATGAGAAAGTTCCATAATCAGAACCTGCTACACTACCAGCGTCTTTAACATTTAAAATATGAATTTTAAAATGTTTATTAACATCTGTTCCGTGTGAACGAGTATAAACTCTAAATAAGTCGTATCTTGAACCACCTACATTTTGTGATTCTAACATTGGTGTTCTTGCATACTGATAATCAGAATTACCTGTCCAAGTTGCTGAAGTTCCGTCGCTATTAAACGCTGTTGCTCCGTCAGATAGATTTAATGCATTACTTAAATGTGATTGTGAAACTTGGTTTCCACTTCCTGTAGCTAATGAATAAGCTTTTCCGTGAAATCCTTTAAAATTTTTGTATAAATATACTGATACTGTGTTGTTTTGTGGGTCATTTGGAATAACCTTATCAATATAAACTTCACTACCTGTATCGAAACTTATTGCTTTTTCCAAGTTTCCACCAGATGCAGTGATGTGTAATGTTGAACCAGTTAAATTTCCAATTGCTGTTCCGTCAATACCAGTTGTTGATATTGAACCTGAAATTAAGTTATCACTTTCACCTTGAAGTCTTGTCGGTGCTAACACTGCAAGAACTTTTTGGTCGTAAGGACTATCATTACCAGAACCTGATACTGATAATACCATAGTGTGAGCTTGATACCCACCAATTCCGAGAACACGAACAATTGTTACTGTACCAGCAGATTTTAAGTATTGTTTAGCCGTGTAAGGGACATAGAAACGAGAATCAAGATTTCCAAATATATCTTCAAACTCACTAAAATTACTGATAATAGTCGGGGTAAACGCTGGGCCTTTTTGTGTTGGCCCAATGATTGCCGCTCCTATTTCACCAATTCCTTGTGGTAAGAAAGATAAATCTTTTTCTCGTGTAAATACACCAGGGCTAACGATTCTTTCTGCCATTATTTTTCTCCAATTATTAATGAAATTTTATATACTAATAAATAGTATGTAGTAATCCCAAACGATATATATAGGACTACTTTTTTTAGTTATTTTCTACTTCTTCAGTAGGTCTTGGTATGAATTCACCTGTTGTTGGATTTAAAGTTCCAGCACCATATTTTTCATTTAGAGATTTAACTAAATCTGATTCAGTTTGACGATTTTCTTCCCAAGCTTTTTCAAGATTATCTTCCATTTCATCAAGGTTATATACTTGTCTTTCTAAATTCATACGACTTACTTTAAGTTGTCCAAATTGAGTTGAAATACTTGCATAAGTATTTTGTAACTCTTGTAAAGATTGAAGTTCCTCATCTGTGAATTTCACTGGGTCATCTGAACCCATTTGACTTTTTAGTTTTGTTTCTTCAGCCATTGTAACTCCTTTATAGTTTTACTGCTTTATATCTACGACCTGAACTATCATTATTTTGTAGTTCAACTGCTTTTTCCCAGGCATCTTCTTCGTTATCATACGAAAAAGTTTCTGTTTCACCAGAACCACTTAATTGACTCCAAAATTGTTGTTTGGTAGCCCAATCAGGGTCTTGTGAACCTGTTAAAAAATATTGTTTTACTACTATCCAAGTCATATGTATATAAATATCATCTTGTTTGTTATTATTACATTTTTTTTTAAACGGGACCTCTTTTTCCCATCCAAATTCTTTTAAATTCATCTCTATTATCTTGTTCACCCATAATTATCTCTGGTGCATAATAGATATTCCCTTCTCCCTCTAAATACCATTGTATTCTTGCATTATCTGGTATTTCTAATTCTACTTCGTGATATGTAATTCTATCGTTATCCCAATAATGATGAACTTTTTCATATCCTTCTGAATAAACTGAACTTGGTCGTAATACATTATTATACCAACTAACAATAGTTCCTTCTTTACAATATGGTGCAATCAGCCAAGGGAATCCTCTTTTATTCATCATATCACCATACGGGTCATAAAATACCGCATCATATTGTTTGTCTGGAATACTTTCTGCCCAATCACCTTTTATCGGGATTACATTTGGTTTATCTTCTGCCCATACTAATAATCGTTCATATACATCATCATTGATTTCTATAATCGTATGTGAGTTAATATCGTGTGATTGTATGTGTGTTGCACTAATACCCATACCAAAACCAGATT